GGCTTGTAATTCATTTGCATGTATAGGTTTAGCTCCGCTTCGTTTTCAGGTAACTCTTGTTCGGGGGTATTAAACATATTTATCCCTAAATCCGCTGCGTCTTGAAGTATAGGCTTTGCTATCATGTCAGCTGCAATCATGTTTTGAAATTGCTGTCTTTTTTCAGTAGATAAAGCGTCTTGAGCGTACGTTTTAATATCAAACATTCTATCGGACATACCATTAACAACAATATCCACAAACTTAGGTATGATAGGAACAGGCGTCCAATCTAGGTTAAGGTATGATAAATCTCCATCAACCGCAATTTCATTTTTATATTTCCCTATTGGCTGTTCTCCTCTTGCGTAAAGTTTTCGTCTATGAAACTCAATCCATTGACTGTAAAATCTACAGCCATTTCCGTCTCGTCTAAACCATTCATACTGTATTGATTGACCTACTTGTTGTCCATATTCTTCCGATGCTTTTACAGAATCACTAACGTCTTGATTCGGGAAGTTGGTGGGATTGATGTTTATTTCTATATTCTTCATTTATTTGAAAATTGCGCTGTGTCTACCTTTGTTGTCGTATGTTGCAAATTTAATGCTTATTTTTGACTCTTTTTTAACAGGGGTGTATAAATGCCTTTGATTAGCCATAATAGCTAACCCTGAACTGATTGAAGCATCGTATTTAGTTCTATTGTTTATGTTGAATTTTGCCCAATCATTTAAGGTTCTATTGAAGCTCATTGAGCCCATTTCGTTTTCTTGCCTATGCATTCCATCAGAGTCAATGCCTACGTGTTTTTCTATGTAGCTTTCGATAGCAGCAGCGTGAGCTTGCTTAATATCTTCTGAGGAGTTAGGGATTCCACCTAATTCTTTTTCTGTCGATGAAAGTTTATGCTTTGGTCTGTCTGGTCTATTTAAGCTAAACCCTCTGTATCCTCTATTTTTAAAGTGATACAAAAGCCTAGGTTTGTTATTTTCTATTAATATAGGCATTCCGTAAAACACGCACGCCATTAATACTTCTTCAAAAAATATCTCCGCAGTTTGAGGTCTCGCTATGTATTCTAGAAAAAACTCATTGCTTGGAGCATCATCCATGTTAAATTTAGTAAGACCATGAAGAGCTCCGTTTGAGCCTATACCACCTACAGTTCCTGATATGTCATAACTATCGCACCCGAAAGAACCCAAGTGTTCATTGCCTGGGTATTTAATGCCGTTTTTTACCACAAAACTATTTGTTCGGTGAGCTCTTGGAGTCCAGTTGATTATAAACCTACCTCTAGGATTAGGATTCCATATAACCTCGGTATCTTTAACACCGTCTTTCCACGCAAAAGAACCTCTAGTCAAATAATGTTCTGAAATTATAGAATCATTGTAGTCTATTTGCTGATATATTTTGTTTAAATTAAAAATAGAATATTTTGTTTCGTCTCTGAACGCATGCTCTTTTGTTCTGGGGAATTGCCTGTAAAACTCATTAAGAGCATCACTGTCGTTTTGTAAGGACTCTACTTCGTTTTTCCAGTAATCTAAAACACCTATTTTTATATACTCATCATCAATGCCTTTAACCGGTTTAATTGGTGAGTCAAAAACAGGGAATCCGTATTCATTTATGTATCCTTCAAAATTCCATTCCATAGGAATAAATAGAGAATATAAACCTGATTTAGTTTGTCCGTTAGCATTTCTTTTTTCTACATCAGAGTCGTTAAATAGTTTTCGGAAATTCTCCCCTCCTTTGTCTAAAGCATTCGAAGTTGATCCCATCATGCATTTTCCAACTACTCTACTACCTAGTCTTAAACATGTTTTAGTAACTCTCCAATTATTAAGGATGTTCTCAGGTTTGTCCCATTTTCCGCTTTCATCATGCACCAAGAGTAATAGTTTTTCCCCATCATAAGAGTTATCTGAAGTATTTTTCCAGTCTATAACTGTGTCTAATCCATCTAACTTTAATTCTTGTTCTTTATTTAAACTCTTTCGTGTTATCTTACTAGCTGGTACTCTAAATGCTAATTCAGTCTTTGGTTTATCCATACCATCTTGTATGGGCTTAAAAAAGAAAGGATATCTGGTAGATATAGGGACTATTTTGTCGGTAAACATTTTCTTAGCATCTGCACCTGTCTTTGATAATACACCTATCCTTGCGTCTCTAGTAATAGTGGCTTGATTAACTGATTCAGAAGAGCTCATAAAAGAAAATCCAGAACGTCTGTTTTTTAAGTAACACATTCCAAAGCATCTTTTATCAGCCTTGCAAGCCTCCCAGAAAATATAAAACAATCTATTACTTTCCCTAAACTCTGGGAATCCTATATCTATCTTACTCCATTGTAAGTACATATAATGACTCCCAGTAATATAAGTGGGTTTATTGTTGTTGGTAAACCAATATCCTTCATCTCTTTTATTAAATTCCTCTTCTATATAGTTTACCCATTCATTTTTAAAGTTAGAGTCTTTTTTTTGCCAATCAAATATTGTCTTTAAGTATGATAATTCTTTTGGAATCTCTCTTCTCATCCACTTATTGTGTCTAGAGTAGACCTCTTTTGGTTTAGACGGTAATGCTATTTTTAAGCCTTGTATGTTATATACGTCTCCAATTGTTCCGTTCTTAGAAATAACAACAAGGTCATATTTTTCATTATATCCGTACGCCCAGGATTTGGATTTATTTTTTGTTTTAACAACACCTTTAGGTATAACATTACTTAATAATGTCATTAATGGGGTCCATCCATTTTGCGTATTGTTATTTTGAGTTTCTCTCTGCAAATCCAGTAAATGTTTCTTTTTTTAAGGGTTTCTCTTCAATAATAGCTCTTTCAGATTCTATTCGGTTTAGTATTTCAAAAGCATCAAAAATGGCTAATTTTTTAGTAGCCGCTGCGTTTTTAAGCCTGTCTGCCGCTAAGTCATCTTCTGCATCATATTTTATAATGTCTTCCTTAGCAACCTTAATTAACTCTTTTACAGCAACTTCCCCAGCTGTTATAATATCTTTTTTTAGTTTTTTTAAATCTTCACGCATAACTTACGACTGTCTACTCTATATAATATTTCATCGTTAATTTTGAACTCATATTCCATGTCTGGGGAAAAGGAAATTCTATCCCCCACATTTAATCCTATTGATTCTAAATACTTATTTCCCACCTCTATTTCTCCAATTAACTCCTCGTATTGGTCTAAAGATAGTAAATCATCTTCTTTTTTCGTAACTGGTCTTATAAAAGAATACTTTCCAGTAGATTTCCATTTGTCTTTTTTCTTGTAAAAATATATTTGATCAAAAGGCACTAGGTATAAGTCGTTAGTAAAATGACAAGGCCCAGACTCCTCAACACCTTTCATGTTATAGAATCTTCTAAACACATTATGGTGTAAAATAACTTGATCCCCATTTTTAATAGGGCCTTCGTAATTAATCGGAGTGCCCTCTATTACGCCAATTCTATTTGTCGTTGTGTGATCTTCTTGAGAGGTGCTTATTATTAGCTTTTTATTGCCTTTTTTGCTTACATTATCATACCTCTGACCGCCTAGTGGTTTAAGTAAAAAATCTAATGCCGGTCTCATGGTTAATAGTTTATATTGTACTCTATGACAAAGGGCATAGTCACATTAAAGTTTTTCCACAGAACTATTTCTCTTTTCTTGTTTTCAACATACACTGAAACACTTCCGTCTTTTTCTTTCTTTATTACGTGAATAGTGTACGATGATAAAACAGGTTGTCCTACTACATAATTCATAGAAGATTTATAGTCCCCACCTATGGAGACTTTTCTAATATATTGCATTTTATTTTAATTTAATCTTAATAAACTATAGCCAACACACACGGTCCTCCAGCGCCCCCTGGCACAGGGATTCCAGCGGCAGTTAAGTTGACGCAATAAACATCCCCAGGCTGTAGTCCTGCTGCTAATGCAGCATTGTTGTCTGGGTAAACATAAGCGTTAGCCATAGCTTGAGCTATTACAGCACTAAAAGCTAACATAGGATTACCTAGTCTTTGTACAGCTATTGCAGATTTTCCTATTGATATACAGTCGTCTTCTGCTGATGCTGATTGACCTATAGTTACACTATTGTTTGATGGTGCACCAGCGTTGGCTTCATGACCAATAGACACTGATTCCGTTGCGCTTTCAGCTAAAGACCCTACAGTTACAGACTGACTTCCGCCCGAAGAAAAAGACCCCACTGTTACTAAGTCGTTTATTGTAGTTCCAGCTGTTGCTGCATTTTTACCTATACAAACATTGCCATTTCCTGTGGTGGTAGTAAAAGCTGAACTATGACCTACACTTGTGTTGTTTGTACCTGTAGTTAAACTGTTTAATGTGTTGTGACCTATAGCTACATTACTACTTGTTGTATTAGCTGTGGTATTACCTAGTGTTCCAAATCCAATTGCTACGTTTTCATTACCTAAGTCACCTGTTGTGTTGTCGGCACTTAAATGACCTATTGCTATATTACTATTAGTAGTGACTATAGCTTTTCCGGCAGCAGTACCCATTGCAATGTTAGAGTTTCCAGTGGTAACATTTCCTAAAGCTTCGATACCTACCGCTGTATTGTTTTGTGATCCCGCAATTGCTGATCCTAGTGACGCTCTTCCATACTGTAGGTTATTAGCGCCTATTGTACCAGCTGCATCTCCAAAGACAACCTCTGCTTTAATTCTTGAAGCTAATATAGTAGATGAAGTTGCATTTCCTTTTCCAATTGTAATATCTTCGTTAGCTACATCTATAGCTATAACGTCTTGTGATTCCGGAGCTCCAGATGCGTTACCTACCCAGAAGTTATTTGCTGCTATGTTTGGAAGGTCGTTTATTCTACCTACGCAAGAAACTTGCATAGAACCATTAGCTCCTGTTTTAGTAATTACACCTACGTTTTGAACTCCCACGCCTAATCCACTAGGTCTGTTAACGGTAAGTCCTAAAGGGGATGCTACAGCATCATATGGGCCTACATAAACAACGTCATTTATACCAACTGCGCCATCAATTTGAGTAGTATCAATATCTACTTCTCCAGAAACCATTGCTTTTGCATCATTTCCTTTAGCTGTAGTTGTGGTGATAATACCTACTGCTGGTTGTTTAGGGTTTAAAGGACCTGGAGTAGATAAGTCAACTGCTGGGTAGTTGTTTGGTCCAGCTGGATTATTAGCTATAAAAACAGGCATTCCTGGTAAAAACGTAGCGATAGTACTAGCTGCTTGTATATGAACACCTATCTCTACTGCTCCAACAGTCAGTCCAGAAGTAGATGACCAACTTACAGGGTTTCCAGCACCTCCGCTTGTTAGTAGTTCTCCAGCGTTTCCAGCGTTTCCGCTTGCGTGAATATCTAATAAAAAATCCGCTTTTGACTCAAACTGATGTTTAGTTACGGAAGTTATCCCAGCAATTCCAGTTAGTTTGAATTCAGAATTACCTGTAAATGTTTTTAAATTTATTTCATCCTCCGCTTGTATGGAAACATCATCCGGTCTTGTAGAAGATGCAGGTCCTCCAATTTGTATCGCAGATCCTATACTTCCGTCAGTTATTAAATTTAAAGTGTTGTCAGCGGATACTTTAGTTTCTTTTCCTGTGACGGTAGTAGTGTTTAACGAGCTAAGGGTTCCATCGTGTCCAGCAATTATGTTTACGTTGCCTGTGACAGCGTTATTAGCTTTAATAGATACTATTCCATCACTTTCAACATTGAACGTGCCTAAATTAGTAGCTATAGAGCCAGCGTTAAAACCAACACCAGCTATACCAGGGACAAACTCATAACCAAATCCAGCTGTCGGGACAGTAAAGTTTAGGTTTGTAGCAGGGGATGCTTTTATTTCTCCCCCACTCATTACCACGTCACTATTGACATCATTTAATTTTAAGTGTCCATTAGAAAGGGTTATTCTATCTGAAGCGCTACCAGCATTGTATCCTGCATCTAAAGAGATATAAGCTACATTTCCTATTCCTATAACATTACTACCTAAGTTTATAACACCGTTCCATGGGCTTGAATTATTATAAGCGTCTGCTGGACCAGGTATAGGGTTAGGTGAGGCGTTTAAAACCTCTAACAAAGTTACTTCTCCGTCAATAAAATCGGCTAAGGCTTGAACAGTTACTGTTTTAGTTAAGTTGCTTTGAGTAGTATCGGTTAATACTAAATAGTCGCTAGCAACTGGAGTTATATTAGGATATGCGGTAGTGTTAGATATTTTAGCCATTTTCTTTTTCTGTTATTTCACCAGTCTTTATGTTGACTACTGATTTTTCTCCATATTTTTTCATCAGAGTTTTTTCCAGTAATCCAAACTGACTTTTTAATTCGTTTACATCATTTATTACACTTTGCTTGTGTAATTCTATGTCTCCTAACTGTAATTTTAAACCTTGAAATTGTGTTTGAATTTCTTGAAGTTTACTTAATTCTTCGTTAGTTACTTTTTTTACTTGTTCTTTTACGTTTTCCATTTTATTTAATTTAATTGATTGTTTGTTATATGCAAAGATAACTATTTTTTATCGTTTTAAGTTAGTTATTTTTTCAGCGCCTCTACTTCCGAAGTAAGCCACATAAACCGTTATAAGTAAAGCTTCCATTAATGAAACCCACCCATCGTTTATTTCTAAAACTATAGTAGAGTCCAATACTATAAAAATAGTCATAGAAATAGTTAAATAAATCAAAGTTAATGGTCTAGTATTCTTACTCAACCATGAATCCGAATTCATATCACTATCCCATCTTTTTGAAATGTTGTTCATTTCAGCTATATCTTGATCCAATAGCTTTAAAGCCATTTCTTTGTCTTGTGGAGGTAATTCGGTGTCACTGGAGATAAGATTTTTAACTATTCCTAAACCACCTTGATCCGGTAAAAACTCGCCCACTGTATCTAAAATAAGAGGGGCTTTGTCTTTTAAGAAAATACCTACCTTAGTTTCTTTAAATTTCTTTTTGTCTTTTTTCTTATTGCTCATCTATTAAAGTATATGTAAAACTATTTCCCCAATATTTTTCAGCTTTTTTGCATAAATCAATAAACAACTCAAACTCATCGGAGTTTTGAAACACTTGGCATCCTGCTGAATACCCGTCTACCGTTTCTCTTTCTCCTTCACTAGCCTTGTGGATGTTTATTCCAAAATACCCAGATATAATACTTTCTTCTATCATATCATAATGAACGTCTTCGTCTTCGTCTCTATAAACATCTACTTCTCCTCCACGCTGAACTAATGCTGTGTAAGTGTAATGAGTACCTAGCTTATACACCCCTTTATATTGCCCTGGAACGAGTATGGCGCACCCTTTAGGATTCATTGGGGTTTGTAAGTATTTTAACCCTGGAAGAGTGGTCGCTTGAAATTCTAGATAATTCCATCTTCCCTCATACTTCCAAAATACAGAAATATAATCATTAAATAAGTTTGTAATAGGATTAGAGTCCCTAACTCCTACAATGTTTAAATTAAAAGGCTTGCTGTCTGATTCGAAAACATCGTGCCCCTTTGACTTCATTAAGTCTATTATGTGATTGACTTTACACATCTTCATCTTGACTCCAGAAAGGAGTGGACATTAACTCAATGCATTCTTCATGATTTAAAATCTCTTCCGGAATAACCGTAGAGTCAGCTATAAAAGTAGGCTCTATAGTCCATGAGATAACAAACTGAGTTCCATTAATAGATCTCCTAACAGTGCTTGGCGCTGTTTGAACTACTTGAGCAAATTTTATTTTGTCTAAGTCGCTTGATGTGTTGCATATAGCATATATTCTACTCATAATTTACGTGTTAAAGTGTTTCTACACCGTTTATTAATATTTCTACATATCCAGTACCTGAGAAACTGTTATTTACAATTTGACCAAATGTACCAGAACCAGAGGTTCCTGCGTTAGAGGCTATCCCATCGTTAGGTGGGTTTGGAGTGTCAATATATCCAGTTACTAAGTTTCCTAATGTGTCTCCGGCTGTGTTGTCCCATTTTATAGGGGTTACACCTGTGTGTTGAATAGCCCAATAATCACCAGTGCTAGGTAAGCTATTAAAGGATACTCCACAAAAAAAATCAAAACAACCAACAGTTTGTTGGCCTAGTGTTAATGTGCCTGTATCATTAGTCATTCCAGTTGCGTAAGAAGGATTTGCCTGCACCCAGACTTGTCCGAAAGGTGTTGGTTCTGCGGTATCAGGTAATAAAATAGACATATCACCACTTGCAAAAACTCCAGTTCCGGTTTCGTTGTCTGCCCAGCTTAACCCCATTTCATGTGTAGTATTAAATACTCCGTCTCCTGGGTTTATTTCGCCTTCAGGGGTAGTGCCACTATCGATTAAATTTTGGATTTGTGACCTACTAAGAGCTCCCCATTTATAAAATCTTTGGTATGACATATTATCTAATTTCTACGGTTTGTACTAAAGTTAAGTAATTTCTGTAAGTATCACTTGTACTAGCTCTTTGTTCTACAACTTGTCCTACATGATCAGAAGTAGCCCCACTGCTACAGAAGAAAAGACCATCCGTACTATCAAGTTTTGCATGCAATCCTTTCTGCGCTGAGTTTTCAAAAAAAGCAGGCCATAATCCAGAAAATGCTATTACAATCCTGTCTGCGGTTCCAGCACTACTTGTGCCTTCCTTTAATACTCCTAAATAATTTCTTTCAACTGCGTCACCTAGTTCTACATATCCACTTGTGTTTTGTTTGCAAGAATAACCACCGTCATCTGGATAAGGTTGACCGGCTCTATCTCCAGAGGGGATATTTCCAGGAGGAGGGAATTCACCTTCACTTATAATGCTAGGATCAGTTAAAGCTTCAAAACATTGGTTATTCACCCAGTTTGTTCCGCTATATATTTCAATTAGGTTTAAATCTGTATTATAAACAGTATCTCCTTCTTGTTTTCCGCTTAATGCGTTTATTTCAGTTTGAGTTTTATGTCCGTATGTAAAAGGTATGGGTTTATAGCTCATAATTAATATATTTCGTTTGAAGTTCCCCATAGCAGTACAATACCTCCATTAACGGTGGATCCTCCTGCGTTTGTAATTATAGGGTAATTAGCCGTACTCATAGTTCTTCCCATGGCGCCTGTGTCTTCACCTGATTGACCATATAAACCTCCTAATACCATGTACATGTGATCTGTATAAGCTAAAACGTTAGTTCTTTTAGCTGGCCAAATACCGGCCATTGCTACAGATCCTACTCCTTGGTCCGCTATAGTTTCTAAACATATGCCAAAGGGTCTAACTGAAGGAGTTGTAGAGGAACCAGTTGATTTTTCAACTACCGGTCTACTATTTGTAGGTGATGTAGCGGCTGTGGTAGCTATTTGTACAGTATCTCCCATTTCAATATTACTTCCCTCTACATTACAGCATTGATAAATCCCTGCTCCATACCAGTGGTGGGTTCCAACCGCATCTCTATATGCTGTCAATAAATGATAAGCATTAATAGGATCTCCATCGGGATCGTCAAAAGGAATCTTACATATTACCGTATCTAAGTCGGAAACAATCGCATCCCAATCTCTACTAGCGTTAGGTGCAAATATTTCATTAAACTCAAGTACACCGAAGGTTGTACCGCTTCTATGTGGATCAATGTAACTCATAAATTTTTATTTTATCCACCAATCAGTACCATCACAAATAAACTCATAATAAGTATTGATAGACGGAAGGGGTAATCCAGTAGTATCTCTAACCACAGAATCAATTTTTTTACCTGTTTGTGTTTTTACTACACAAGTGTTACTCGCTAAAGCTTGAGATATGTACTTCACTCCTATAGTGTCTCCGCTAACGCCAGCTGGTAGGGTAACTACAGCATTTGCTGTCATTCCAGTTTGTACTAAATATACAGTTCCAGCTACAGCTGGGCTTATACTTCCGTTTAAGGTGCTAACAGTCATTCCTCCTGATGGTGTCTGCCATGTTCCATTTCCAGTTGCGTCTGAAGTTAAAACCTTGCCAGCAGCTGGAGCGGTCTGTATTTGAATTTGAGAGCAAACTAACTTCCCTAAGGAGCTTCCCCCTCCAAACAATACTAATTGTCCATCATCTGAAGCTGTTAGCCAAGTGGTAGCTGAGTTGTTAACCTTAAAAGCAGCGGTCATAGAACTTAGTCCGGTCCCTTCAACTGTTAGCCTTGCGTTAGGCGATGATGTTCCAATGCCTACATCTCCAGTTCCTACAGGGTCAGGAAAGTAAATATTATTTCCACTTGTTGTCCAAGGTGATGAACCTCCAGATGGAGCTGCCCATTCCACTCCGTATTCAGAAATAGCACTGTTAGCTGTTAATACATGACCATCGGTTCCTATAGGAATTGATCCTGTTAAATCAACTGCACCTCCTATTGTTCGACCTACAATTAAAGTACCTTTTCCTTTACTAGCAATCGTGCTTAATGCGTTTCCAGTACCTTCGCCCACTACTACATTTCCTTCAGTTAGTCCTGCTGAACCTACACCTCCATTATTAGCTGATAATACTCCACTTATGTCGGTTGATCCAAGAGCTAAACTTACTGGTAGTATAGAACTAATTATATCATTACCCGATATTTTCACATTAGTTCCGGGGGTTCCGGTTATGTACCCGGCTAATCCGGTTATATTTGCTAGGGTGCTTTCGGATGTGAATTGTGAAAACTTTTCTGCCATTTTATTTTTTTTTACAAAGTTAATTATTTTTAAGGTATAGTTATATCTACTAAGTCCCCTTCTTCCATATTTACCGTCCAAGCGTTACACTCAGAATCTGGAGTAGCCTTAGGTAGGTTTGGGGTTGTTGGTCCTGAAATTGAAGGTAATAATGGTAAAGTTGACATATCTCCGTTTATTCTGTCATAGAATACCGTGTTAGTTCCTATTAAGTTGTAGTTGTCTAATGAGGCCTCTACAATTAATTGAGTCCCATCTTCAGCGGTTACCTCTATACCTGCTTCCGTTACTATTCTATTAATATCATCGTCCGCAACTGCGTTATCTAAATACCAATTATTACTGTAGGATGAGCTTGGGTAGGATAAATTATCTCCAAATTTAAACCATCCTGTACATCCAGCGTTTAGACTTTGGGGGCTTTTAGACCTAGCAAACAACTCGTCAGCTTGAGCAGAAGTTAATAATTGATTATAAAAAGCAAAATCATCCATCCAACCATCAAAAGGTATACTTCCGCTTGGAACTCTATTCCCTATACAAATTGTCCAAGGCCCTCCAGTGTTGTCCATTGGGTCGGTTCCAACCGTTGAAGTTCTGGAGCCCATAGGAGACCCTACAGTTCCTACTTCTAATGTTAATAATTTAGTGGTTTGGTTGTATGTTGCACAGAAGAAATTCCACTCTTCTTGAAAAACACTCCTACTTATTTGATCATATGCAGTTCCGTTGTGACTCACCCTAAAGATAAGATTAGATCCGTTTCTGTATATTAAAAATCCATATCCATTTAAACCATCTCCCGATTGGACAACAGCCATAGATCCTGGCTCTGAACTTGGGACTATCCAGCCGGTTATGGAGAAATTTACATTAAATATTCCTAATGAAGCGGTTGTTCCTAATCCGTTTCCTAATAAATAATACTGACTGCTAGCTTCATCTAAATGTAGCGCATATGCACTTTGCTTGTTGATTTGACTATTCTCTTTCCATGTGTAAAAGTTTTCTTGCCATGTAGGAGCGTTTTTAGTAGTCCAAAAAGCAGCTATATTAGAGGCTATATTGTAATCTCCACTGTCTACTAGTGGGTTTATTGGCGAACCTCCGTTATAAATAGCTAAGGCTATGTCGTTTGTTATTACAGTGTTGTAAGCAACACCTTCTGTCATTTGACCTTCAAAAAATCTAGTTCCTGATTTATTACAACCAAAAGAACCTGATCTAGCTACAAGTGGGGATGCGCCATCTTGATTGGAGTATGATACATTACCATTATAACCCCCAGGATTAAAGGTTACAAAGGGGTATGGATTACTTGTGAATGCTAACGCAGATGGTTGACCGTTTATCCATAGTGACCATGAAGGACTTGATCCGTTAGCGTCACTATTCCAAGTACAACAAAGATGAGTCCATTGATTTACTGGTATAGTTTGATCTGATAGTCCAGACTTTCTAGCTGTAGAAGCTGTTCCTGTAGCTCCGCCCATTTGAACTATTATTCTATTAGAGTTATGGATATTTAAAGTTAAACCAGCTTGAAGGTTGGCATCTACACCTGAATTATTGTTAGCCCAGATAGGCATATCGTAATTTGTCCTTGTTGGCCTTACCCATATTGAAAAACTAAATCCATCGGCATTAATCTCTGCTTGCTCTGGTTGGATTCTTTGGGTTTTGCCATTTTGAAATGGGATATATTCATCCACTCCATCAAAGTTCCAACCCTTTTTAACGACATATCCTGAACCACCTAATGGGATTTGGTGGAAAACTGTTGCTATTCCCGCTCCTAATCCTGTTATCATTTACCAATTTGCTATTAAATCCGTTGATGTTGTTCCTGTTGCGAATACTTTGTATACTTGAATAGGTAAAAATGTTCCTCCTTTTAGCCCTACATAAGTAACTACACTTCCTCCTGCTGTTTCTACCTTTACGTTGCCATCTGAACCGATGTATAAAATACAACCTTCAGACCTATTAAAGTTGGGATTTAAGTAAATACTGTAATCCTTACCTGTTCCAGTAAATATATCAGCTGAAAGAGTTATTTCTGTAGCGCTATCTACGGACACTACTAATGCTTTTGTTGAGTCTGTTTCATTAACAACTATATCTCCTTTTCTCAAATCGGAAACAGAATTAAATGTAGCTGTTGAGTCTTTTAGTTTATTTACCGCTACCGGTCCAGTATTTGACCCAGTTAAGCTAGAGCTGTTAGGGACTGGTAATTGAATAGTATCACTTGGTATTACTACTGCTGCAACGGAGGGTTGTAATTTTTGGTATGCCATTTTAGTTTTTGTTTTTATAAGGGAACATCCTATTTAAAGTATCACGCCTATGGTCACATCCGCAATCAGATCCTAGCGCTCGTGCTCCCTTTTCTACAACAGACTTTATTCCAGTTACTGAAGTAAACTTATGAATTGAGTCACCGAGTCCTTTTGATTTATTTTGGTGTGCCATGATTAAATGTTATATTGCAAAGATAACAATAAAATTATACTATAATGAAACATAGCTTCATGAAGCACTGGAGAGTTGTTAAATACATAATTAAAAAACAATACAACATTGGAGTTGTGGATTTAGAACTTATAATTTTCCTATATAGTGAAGGTAGGTTTACTAAAGATGATTTTGAATGGTATAAACAAATAGTGCCATGGGACAATCACAGGTTTACTAGACTCATGAAAGAAGGCTGGGTAAAACAATGGGGTACGAATTACAAACATAGAAGAGCTACATATGAATTAACTCATAGAGGGAAAACTATGGTTGCTAGAGTGTATAGGTTATTACTTGAGGAGGAAAGGTTTCCAGATTCAGACGCTACTGTTATAAACAAGAGAAAAACCTATACTAACAATAGGTATAGAAAAGCTATTAGAGACTTAAACAAGGATAGGTCTTTTTAATAAAAAAAGTCAACAACCCGATTCTGAAGCGAGGTCATTGACTTTTATACGTTTAATTTAAAATCAGCTTAAATGTAAGAATTATTTCTTACAATTCAAACATTTTTCTTCTTTTTTAAATGCTAGAAACATTTCTCTAACAGCATATCCAAAACCAACACCAGCATAAAGAGGGTGAGATTCTAAAAGTAATGCTGCACCTATTAATCCAGCTGCTACAGCTTTAGATAAAGGGTGATTAACTATTCCTTTAATTTTTTGCATAATTGTTTTTTAACGTCTCATTTTGGTTTTCCCTTTAGTTTTGGGACGATTATTTCTATTGGCACGAGAAATAGGGAATAAACTTTTTTGTTTGGTTGCTTTCTTTTTTGAATGAGCACCCATTATATCCCATGCGCTTTTCTTTTTAGCGGTAGTTGCTTTCTTTGCTCCCACTACTTCTTGAATATTCTTGAGTTGTTACCTAGGTGTTTTTCGTATTTCATACCGTGGTCTCCACCGTAAGCGTGTCCGTAAATCTTTTTAGACATTGCTTTAGACTCATCTCTTCTGTCTTTTAAAGATTGCTTGTGATGACCTTTATGTTTGTTTCCTAGAGACTCATCAAGTCTTGCGTTATATCCTTGTTTCATAATTGTTATTTTTTCTTTTTAGGTTTTCCTTTTACTTTTAGTAATTTTTTATTATTCTTCTTAGCTTTTTTGCTTGCACCTCTTGCGCCTGCCGCAACTATAGCCGAAGCTGCCTTTTTGCTTATCCCTTGCTTTTTAGCAATTGAGTTAGCAACATTTTTAAATCCTTTTACTTTTTTCTTAGCCATATACAAATATACTAATATTTTCCTTTTCTTGAGGAGGGGGAGCTTTTTTTGGAACCACCCTTGCCAGCCCAAAGGTTCTTACACGACCAATACCTAGCTGTCAACTTAGACTTAGCGGAAGAACACTTGTGGCGAGCTTTAAAACTTTTTCTAGCTGCGGCTGAGTAATTGTGACCATATCCTTTGGCTCCAAAGTGAATCACCTTCTCTTTACCTCCTTCACACCCTTTGACCATTTTTTTCTTTCCTGGTCTTGTGGATGATCTAGGCTTGTTACAGGCCATTTTTGATTTATCTACTCTAGCCATTAATATTTCTTTTTAGCTTTCTTAACTTTTTTTCCAGTTTTTTTTGCATGAGCCTTAGCTTTTTTCATACCATCTTTGGTATATGCAAATTTCTTTTTTCCTACTGTGGGCATAATTATTTTCTTTTTAATGGTTTAACTTTTTTTCCTCCTGCTCCTTTCATTCCTACTTTTTTCTTTTCAGCTTTCTTTCTTGATAATTCTGACTTACTCATTTCAGACTTTGTTTTAGGAGTTTCCAGCTCCACAAGCTTTTCCAGTTCTAGTATCTACCCACTTTTCTTTTTCCCATCTCTTTAGATTAGATCCAGCTTTAGTCTTTCTTACTTTACCTTTCTTTTTACGACACTTAGCTGTAGCTTGAGCTGCACGGGCAGACCATTTACCGTAGCTTCTCATTACTTTTTTATAGCAAGCGTCTTTAGGCATTACAATCCTTTTTTCTCTGAAATGGTCTTTGGAATACTAAACGCTTTCCCATGATTAGATTCAGCTAAAGGAAACGCTAGGTTTCTTTTTTCGTATTTCTTTTGGGCTCTGTCCATTATCTTCTCAGCTTTTTTTTCTTTTCCTTTTCCCATTAATTTAATTGCCTTGTCCTGCTTTGCATCATATGCGTTTTGAACGTCTTGGTGTGATTTTATTTTTCCCATGATTGTTTTTTATACTGTTCTTAAAATTCCTCCTGTTTTTGGATCTACAGTTCCAGATTTCGTTGGAGTAGGTAGGGCACATTTTCCTTTCACCCATTTACCTTTGTGTTTAATACAATCTTCTTTGGTTTTTATCTTGCCGTTTTCTATAGTAATATTTTTTTTCATAGTCTTTAATTATTTAACCATTAATTTTTTTTATTAATCCATGTAGTAGTCCTCCGCCTATTATAGCTGCGTTTGTTTTAACCATTTTTCTATTAAAGTCGTTAAATTTTTGATCAGTAGACCTAAGGTCCCCAAATTTTTCTTTTTGATTTTTATCAAATTTTCTTTGACTTTGAGAGTAGTCAAAACCTGTGTGTTCTGATTCTGATAATGGCTTTCCTAAATTTCTTTTTTTTCCCATGATTATCTCATTTTTAAAATTTCATTTTCTTTTTCTAAAAACTCTACTTTAGTTCTTAGAGAAGCAACCTCTTCTGTGAGTTTTAGTACTAAGCTTCTAAGTTCATCTTTTTCTTTAGCAGAGTCAGCCAACAACTCTTCCATTTTAGTTACTCTTTTTTTCAAGTCGTCTCTATATTGGTTGCCATCATTATTCTCTATTTCTTCTTTTTTCAATTCCGCTTTAACTTTAATTCTGGCTTCCGCAAACTTCCATATACCTGCTGTTCCTAATACACCACCTATTATTGTTACTATTTCCGTTAAATTATCCATTTTTATGCCAATATTCTCGCTTTAACCTAACTAAACTACCAAAAGAACTTAGAACTAATATCACCCATCCGTAGTGAGTTGCATCGTCTAATCCGCATGGACTAAAAGCGTACAGTAACAAAGTTACAACAAATAAACATAAAGACAGCAAGGAGGCTCTTGTTCTATGACTTAAGCACTCATTTGACACAGCCCACAGTTGATATACTCCTCCTCCTACTACAATGGGGGTGAAAAAAGGCATGAATCCTATTTCGCAAAATAAAGCTATTGGTGTCAATATAGAGTTGCATAGTCCAAGGGTAATCTCGGTAGGCTGAGAATCGCTATAGGTCCATATGTGTAGTAATCTTTTAATCATTACTTACCACCGGTGTTCCCTTTATTTTTTCTGCCTTTGCCTTTTTTACCTCTAGCTCTTCTATCTCCTTTGGTAGCAGACTTGCTACCTCTATTCTTGTGTTCGGATTCTAAAACAATTCTGCCCCCTTTGTGAGACACGTCTTTGCCATCATAATTACCGTAAGTACCAAACTCTCTGTTCTTCTTATTGTCGAAGACTCTTCTTTTGACTTGCTTTGGTTTTTTATTGTACTTCTTCTGATACTCGTTGTGTTTGTCACGAGCTTTTTTATTCTTTCTGTAATATCTTGCAGTACGACTTAGTTTAGACATACTGCAAAGATAAACATATTTACAATACTACAGCTACGTCTTTCTCTTGTAGGACAGTGTATAACTCTCCTTGAATGCGAGCTTCATGACTCATGACTTTATTGTAGTAAATAACATCGTCTTTTTTTATTCCGTTTACTAAAGATCCTACAGAAACTACAGTGCCTTCTCTATATCTCATTCCGATATTATCTTCTGAGGTTAA